AAGCAGCAGTTAAACAGATTAAAGCCCAAGGCACTATTGCGTCAGCTAACGGGGCAGTGTCGGCAGTGAACGCGGCTGTGTTGCTGGGTAAAATTTTGCAGATACAAGCGGGTGTAGTAAAGACAGATGCAGGACAGCTTGTACACTATCCGACTAACAATCGTCTAAGAGTGCTTGATGAGATCGTAGAGCAGTCGAATGCTAAAGTGATTGTGTTCGCCCCCTATAAAGCGGTTGTTGATTTATTAGTTGAGCACCTTAAGAAGTACACGACTGTAGATTTTATAGATGGACGCGTCACAGGTAAAGCACGTACAAGTATCATTCAAGCGTTCCAAGGCCAAGAGCACCCACGCGTGTTAGTCGCCCATCCAAAGACTACAGGGCATGGCCTTGAATTATCGGCGGCTGACACAGTAGTATGGTACGCCCCGTTCCATAGCGTTGACCTGTACGAGCAGGCTAACAACCGCATTATGTCTGGGCTACAGAAGCGCAGCATGGGTGTATTCCACATTTATATGACTACCTTAGAGCATAAGATATTCGAAGGGCTTAAGGCTGGGGTGTCCATGCAGCAAAAAGTGCTACAGCTATATGATGAAGAAGTGTTAGGTAAAGTGTTGACGCGAGAACTAACAACTGTTACTATATAGCTACAGTAGCACCTAACCACTGAAAGGGTAAATTATGGCTGAGTTTGAAGTAGTAGAGAACGAACCGACCACTGTAGCTGAACCGTTAGATTTAACTGTGTTTAAAGATGATGCACTTGTATCAGCGTTCATTGCAGTTAGGGACAAACGTGAGGCAGCATCTAAGAAGTTTAAAGCACGCGACGTACAGTATAGCGAGAACTTAGATAAGCTTCGCAACGAGATACTACGTCGTCAAGACGAGCGGGGCATTGATAGCATTAAGATTACTGGTGTCGGTACAGCGTTCAAGTCTACGTCGATGGTCGCTTCATGCGGCGACTGGGATATGTTTTACGGCTGGTGCGTTGAAGATATTGTTAAGCGCATTCAAGAAGGCCGTGACCCTAAAGAAGTGTTTGGGTTTTTCCAGAAGCGCCTGACCTTAGAGCAAGTCAAGTCCTACATGAAAGACCACGAAGGTGCAGTACCACCCGCAGTAAATACCGTTACTGAGTACAGTGTCAGTATCAGACGTTCAACTACCTAGGAGATTAATGTGAACGAATTAAACTTGTTTCAAGGAGCCGTGTTACCCGCAGTTTTTGCACAGCGTAGTGCAGCGCTCGACAAAGCGTTAGGCGGCGGCCTCGATGGCGGTATTAACCGGATCAGTATTAAGGGTTCGCGCTTTCGGTTACAGCAAGGCGGTCAAGAAGTAGCTGTGTTACCTCAAGACACCCTCGACGTTGTTATCGTTGGTGCATCCCCTTCCGTTGCTCGTACTTACTACATGGGTAAGTACACTGGCGATGATAAAGTTCCGCCTACATGCTGGTCAAGTAATGGCAAGACCCCAGACGCCGAGGTCGAAGTCAAGCAAGCCGTTAACTGTGAGGGCTGTAAGCAGAACATTAAAGGCAGTAAGACCAGCGATGATGGGGCACTAACTCGCGCTTGCGCTTTCAAGAAGCGTATCGCTGTCGTGGCCCCAAGTGACCTAAACGAAGGCGGTAAGCCAGTTGTGTACGCGTTCGATGTGAACAGCATTAGCATGTTTGGCGAAGGTGAGCCGAACCAGAACCGTTTCACATTGCAGGGTTACGCTAAGTTCTTGAAGCAAGTGCGCCCACAGTTCCCTAACGGTATCCCTACTATCGCAGTCGTTACGCGGCTGACGTTTGATACCAATAGTTCTGTACCTAAATTGTTCTTCGGTGTAGCGAGTAATACAGCCGGACAAGCCGCGTTCCTGTCAGCGACGCAAGCCGCGAAAGCTGTAGCGTTAGAGTCTGGTGAAGAAGTTAAACGATTACTAAATGTAACATCCGCAGATTTAACGGCCCCCGAAGGCGACGTAGCCCAAGCTGCAAGCGCACCAGTAGCACTAGCCCCTCCACCTCCCCCAGTGCTTACATGGCAACAAGTAGCCACTGATAACGGTGCCGACGCCGATGATATTGAAACAATCTTCGATGCAGGTGGCCCGTACACAGAGAAAGGTCGTAAGCGTTGGGACAAAGTGTTAGAGTGTGCGCCACCAGAACCCGCGAGTGCAGCACAGCCTACTACACCGGCGGCCCCGCCTAAAGCAAGACTACCGAAAGCTAAGACCTCTGTAGCAGCGGCGATGAATCCGCCTGTAGCGGCTAATGTCGGTGGGTTTGGTTCGACCGCTCCACCCGCGCCGGTTACTGCTACAGCACCGGCACAACCTGTAGCAACGACGACAGTGGGAGCTGAGTTAGCCGCACGAATGACTGGGTTTGATGACGACCCAGATTAATAAGCCACTGTAGTGCGATAGTCTATGTTCCCTTCCCTACATACAACTTCGCTGTAGGTGCGAACTACTAGCCGTAGAAGGTATTGCTAGTGCGAGGTCGGATCGTCCTAGATCCGGGTTTGTTGCTAGTACCTGAAAGTCCGATAACAAAGCAACCGACTGACCCCCGTAAGGGGTCACCACTGAAAGGGAAAATTATGCATGATCGAGTTAAAGCGGCTATAAACGCCGCCGCTAAAGAACTGACAGAGCTAAACGGTGAGCCGACAATCTGTGTGGACATAGGGTTAAAGTGCATCGTGGCTCAAGTCCCGTTGTCTTTCATTGAAGCGCTGCTAGATGTCTCTACGCCTACGGTCTATCGTTGGGTAACTGGTACGAATAACCCTAACAACAAAGCGATTCGGCGTAAACTTGTACGCCTACGTGAGACTTTAGAACTTGCCCTAAATGCTGGGGCGGTTCCCGCTAGCAAATTCGAACCTGCTATACTGCTACCCTACTGGAAACAAACAAAGCACTTAACCTAACAACACGCCCTATGGCTTTAGGGCGGCAATACAACTAACAAAAAATATGGGCGATTTTATGGGGCAGAGTATTTTTAGCGTTAAGCGAGCGCATTCCCTTTCAGGTAATTCATGCGGCCCACTCGTCTTACAAGCCGCGTTACTAATACTCTGCCCCATACAATTGTGCTAACAGTTCAAGAGTTCTTTAAGTTAGTCACGCCTGAGCAGGGCGAGAAAACTATTGCCGCGCTTCGTGGGGTTAACAAAAAGACTGGTAAACCTCGTTGGTTCCACTTCCCGTGCCCAACAGCAGCGGCATTAGCGGATAAAGTAGCGCAACTCTCAGACCGTTCAATCTACTACGGACTAGCCGGGTTTACTCCGGGGTCTATCGTAGATAGCTTAGGGCGCAAGCAAGTCAACGTGCAGTTCCTTCGTGCTTTGTGGCTTGACATAGACATAGGTGAACACGCTAGCAAGTACACGACGCAAGATGAGGCTCTACAAGCCATCAGCGTATTGAGTGCTACCTTAGCCCTTACACCCCCTTTGATCGTGTCGTCCGGGGGCGGCCTACACGTTTACTGGCCTTTATCGCAAGACTTACCCCGTGAGCTATGGAAGCCTTTGGCTCAAGCTTTAAAAACTAAAGCGCAAGCGCTAGGGTTTAAGCTAGACCCTGCACGTGCAGCCGACGAGGCATCAGTGCTTCGCCCTATAGGAACACTTAACCATAAGTTTGACCCGCCTAGGCCGGTGCACGTTGTTGATTGGGTAGGCGTTGTATCGAGCTACGAGCAACTAGCTAAGGCATTGTTGGACGCACCGAGTACGTCCCCTAACCTAGACGCAGGCGTTGCTAGCGCTACTATCGCATCAGGCTCGACACTGGACAGCTTAGGCCAGTTAGCTACAGACGTTAAAGTTTTTTCCCGCATCATCCGCAAGTGCTCTCAGATGGCTTACGTTGTGGAGAACATGGGCAATGAAGGCGAGTCCCGCGTAATAGAGCCGTTGTGGCGTGCAGCCATATCAATTGTGGCGCGGTGCAAGAACGGTGAGAAACACGCTCATACTTTGAGCCGTCCATACCCAAGCTATAAGTTCGAGGAGACACAAGACTACTACGTTAGGGAGTTCGCTAAAGACATGCCCGCAACATGCAGTAGCTTTAGCAGCTTAAGGCCCGAGGGCTGTGCTAATTGTAAGTATGCCGGTAAGTTTAAGTCCCCTATCGTTCTAGGGATTGAGTACACAGAGCTAGAAGCTCCGGTTGCTGTTATTGAAAGTGATAGTGTTGAAGTCAGTGAAGAAGCTCAGTCCCACGGGTTCAAGGTTACACGGCATGAACTACGGATAGGTGGCGTAAACCCCCCATTCCCGTACAAACGCACTGCTCAAGGTCTTAGCCTTATTACTAGGGTGCCGGTTGTTGATGGTCTAGGCCAAACAGTTAAGGGTCAATTCGTAGACGAAGATCGTGTTTTCGCGCCCTATGATATCTACCCATTATTCAGAACTCAAGAGCGGCACGATGGGTCAGAGACTTCGCGTTATTCAGCTTACTGGCGCATTGCCCCAAGTGCCCACAAGACCATGACCGATGATGTGCAGATCACGCATAGCGACCTTGCTAGCAATGACAGCTTGCGTAGGTTGATGTCCGACAGGGCGGTCTATACGCCGACTGATAACCAACACAAAGCGATAGCAGACTACATGAGACACTACCTTCAAAAACTTGGGGCTGAACACACGCACCCACAGCCCACGGCGTTTGGATGGCAGAAAGAGTTAAGCCTAGACTTACCTATTAACGAACAGATTATAGAATTCGTAGTTGGGCACACGCGCTACAGCCGCATGAAAGTCGATGATGAATGGGTCGTGCAATCTAACCCTATTTACCCGGCTAACAACATGACACAGTTCGCTTCACACATGAAGCCTAAAGGCACGCTGGAAGGTTGGGCTACCGCAGCCCATTGGTATCGTGATGAGTTCGCAGGTAAGCAAATAGCTGCTGTGCTGCTCACATTTGGTTCACCGTTTATGTGCTTTCTAAAAAAGTCCGGGGTCATTACTTTACTACGCGGGCAGACCGGTATAGGTAAGTCCGGGGTTTTGCAGCTTGCAGCATCGGCATGGGCTAGTAATGGGTATGTCATTGCGGGCAAGTCCTCGTACACTGGTATGGAGACTGTAGCAGGTACGCTGAACAATTTACCTGTAGTGTGTGATGACCGCCCTGAAATGAAAGACGAAGAAATTTCAGCCGAGATTTTAATGCTTGCAAACGGTAAAAGTAAAACACGAGCGAGGTTAGGTGGCGGGGGTATCAGCTCTGTAACGACTGACCATATTATTAGCTGGCTGTCTAACTCGCTTATGTCCTCTAATAAAAGTTGGATCGAGATACTAACTCGCAATAAGTTAGAGATTGAGGGTGAGACCGGGCGCATGATCGAGTTAGAAATGACCCGAGTAACGCGGGAACAATGGTTGTCCGTTGGCGGTGACAACAGTGAGCGGGACTATAACCAACTATTAGCTACGAATCATGGTGTTGTTGGCCCTGCCATGATCCAAGAGTTCTTACGAGACCCAGCCGCTTACATCGAAGAATTACACGCTATTGAGTTTAGTATTATGCAACTATGCACGGCCAAGGCCGCAGCATTCGAGGGGCACTTTCGGGGAGTTGATCCTACGAACTACCGACTACAAGTAGCTGCATTTGCTTGTGCTTTACTCGCGTTAAAGATACTCCGTAAGCTTAACCTAGTGCAATGGAAGCGAGTCACTATAAATAAAGTGATGTTTGACTCCATATCGAACACCTGCCGGATCATTAACGACGGACGCCCTGACAAGCAAGACATCCTCGCTATGTACCTTAATGAGTTCCACGGTAACCTTGTTATCGTTACTGCCGAAGGTGTACGGCTTGGGTCTACTACCGGTGATGCCGACCCTCAGATGCTAGGTAAGCTTCCAGTCACTAAGATCGTGGGCCGCATTGACCACACGACACAGATCACGTACTTAGACCGAGCGGCTTTTAAGTTCTGGATTAACTCTAAGGGCATGGCCGAATCCAATGTGTTGTCTGGACTAGCCGCCGAAGGGTGGATAGTAAAGTCTGCACGCGATACTAAAATTACACTCGGGAAAGGGTTCTCTGCGACCAGTAAATTGCAGAGCCGAGTCATTGAATTACACAACCCTAAATTGTTTGCCCAATACGCTGTACCCCCAACCTTAAAGGACTAGACTATGAATAACCCCGCCCGTGTTAGTGTGCATGTAATTGACATCCCATCGAACCAAGACTTTATAAAGACTTGCTTAACGAGCCTTGAATCCCAAGACGTTATCGTTACGATCAGTAAGCCAACCATGACCCTACTGGAATCACGGCTACAGTTTATTGAATCATGTGGCACTGAGCTATTAACTTTTGTTGACTACGATGACGTGCTCCCGCCGGGCGTGATTGACCTAATGCTTGATGTGTTGGATAAGACTCAAGAGTTCGATGGCGGTGTTATCGGCGTTACAGGTAACGAAATCTATATCGACGACTCTGGTAATTCGATTGAGCGCTTAGTAATATCTAATGCACCCTTTACTGTCGCTAAAGCACTTGAGCATTTTCATATCTCCCGCCCAGTCATACTACGTACCGAGGTGGCTCAGTCAGTGGCTAAGTTCCTACGTGCTCAAGACCCTACATTATTGAGCCGCATTTACGTTGACTTCACGATAGCGTTTCTTGCCGGGTGTCTAGGTACACTGGCTTACACCGAGGAAGTTACCTACCAGTATCGCCAACACAGCAAGAACTTAACTAAAGCGTTACCGCATTCTTGGATGCAGCAAGCCACAACTAACTTACTGACGTTTGTGTTGCAGACCTTTGGTAAGGACGCTGGCGAGAACTTAGCCGATAAACTTGATACTGACGGCACCGATAATAACGCCTAAGATCACTCCCCGATACCACCAGCATACAGAGCACGGTTCCATGTTGCCGGTATCGGGGTTTAAGCGCTCAGTTCTATACAAGAACCAAGCTGCAAATTGCTGCAAACACCACCACCCCCACGGGGCTAGGTAGGCCCACAAACGCCGAAGATAGCTCACTTATATCCCCCACCCTTGGCTTTGTACTTAACCGCTACAAGCTGTGCCTTACGCGCCGACCATTGGCCGGGCTTGCCCCCCTTAGAACCCGCTTTAACTTGAGCTACTAGGCGCTTACGCATGGTGGGCTTAGTGTAGTTACCTGCTGCATTTACTGGCATGTTATCTGTATGCAGCCGTTTTAGCTGCTATTCGTTTAGGTTGCTTAGATGCTTGTTTACCTTTAGCCGTTGCAGCACGTTTCGCTTTAGTGGTAGCTGCATACTCTGCTGCTGTGAGGGCTTTAATTGCTTTGGCGGGTAGGTAACGCTCACCGGTCTCGCCCGAGGGTTTACCGCTTTTAGTGCGCCACTTCTGATCGCCCCAATCTTTGAGTGCTTTTTGGGGGGCTTTCATCGTTTGCTCTTGGTGCCTACGCACTTCCATTTTTTACGCGACAAGTCATTGGGGCATGGTGGGTTCTTGCATTTTGGTATAGCCGCAGAGCGAGCACAGTACGCATCGGCTTTAGCTGTACCGGGTTGGATACGATCCTTACCATCCTTAGCTTTACCTGCTTGCCCGAACGAGCGCTTCTTACCATTTACAGTAACAGCGAAGCGTTTACCTTTTTGTGGTGTCATTTACAAGCCTCCACACTAATCTCTAATTTATCTGTGTAGCCCTCAAGTTTAGCAAGGTAGATGAATGTCTCAATCAAACGCCTACGTGCATTACCTTCCACTACACGCACGGGCTTTTCTGGGGCAGTGCCAGCGCACTTAATAACTACAGGTACTTCGACGACTACGGGGGCAGGTACTTTTGTACTAGCGCACCCCGTTAGTGCTACTAGGCAAAGTGTACTTATCAATAATAGCAATAAAGTCTTTACATTCATTTTCTGGTTCCGGAGTAGCTTTGAGGTCAATCAATAAGGAAGCAATTGTTTCCTGTCTAGCCACTACTTTACCAGCGGCTTTGTTTTCTAGCACTACCCGGCGACTAAACGCATCGGCAGTCTCTTGCTTTAGCTCTGCTGTAGCTGCACTACAAGCTGCTACGCCTTGTTCAAGTGCAGCACTGTTAGCCTTTATGTCAGCCAGTTGGCTAGCAAGCTTTGGTAGCTCTACTGACTGAGCTTTGTATCGGGGGTATATCCAAACTAATGCTAATGTAGGGCCAAACAGTATTAAAGCCACTACAACTATCTTAGCAACTTTAAGGATTTGGGGTAGTCTCGTTACTAGTCCTAGGGGTAGCATGGGTGTTCTCCTTCTGCCAATCGCGGCCAGTCTGCATATAAAAGTTTAATACAAATGGGAACGTCGCGGCAACCAGCGATATAAACCCTGACTGCTGTATAGAAATATCAGGTAGCGCAATGGCCCATCGAAGGATGACGTTCAGGCCATACAAGTACGCTAACACAAATACGCGGGGAAAAACCCTATAAGCATCGACGAGTTCGGCGGCGTCGAGCCAAGACTGCTTGCTTCGTAGGCTCATACGGCTAGCTCGAAGTGCGGCCCGTCAAGTAAAGCTTTGCGGTTTTGTTTTTTGCAGCGAGCTACATAGGCTGCTACCGAAGCATCTAAATCAGTCTCAGGCGTGATAACACCCCAGAACCCACCCCATACTACAGGTGTTCCTAAACGAGAGGCGGCAAGGGCTATCTGGTGCGCTATCTGGGGGTATAGTTGCCAGTCCCATCGAGCCTCATCGCCAATCATAGCCACAACATCAACCGCATTACCGGTTAAGTGATTACTCGCCATTGTGTGCGATGCCCCTTTAGCGAACAGTTCCTTCTGACGTGCAAGGGTTCTGATGCCCTCTGTGACTTCATAAGATATGCCCGGCATTGTGTACCCCAGTCGAATGACTTTAGCCAGCTTGGGGTTAACTAGCGCTAGGCGTTCAATTGATTTTGCGTTCATGGTTTAATTATGCCGGTTAGTAGGTTGTATTCTTTCATTAAGTCGCCTTGAATTATGGCGGCCTTTTCGCTCGCTGCTTGAACCTGCTCATCAGTCATTTTAGAATAGCCCTTAAACAACGTTCGCGACCGTAAGTTATCAAACTTTTGGAACTTACCATACAGAGCTTGGTAGGCCGCGAAGTCTAGCCCTTCAGCTTTATCGGCCCCCCGTGTTGCTATGCGTTTAAGTTTGTCCGAAGCCTCAGCATAAAGTTCTTTGTTAACGAAAGGCTGCGCCGAAGCCACAAACCTTTTAACGATTGGGTTCGTCTCTTGTCCAACGTAAGCCGGGGCTTTCGGGTCAATAAGGTCTGTCCAGAATGAGACGGCCCCACCCTCAAGGTACTTACCTAAGTAAGTGATGACCGCCGGTGAGACGTCGTAAATATCCCTGTCGTAAAGCTCTTTAGCCATAGCGATACTCGTAGGGTTTTCTTTGCGCCGATACTTTTCGTATTCCTCTTTGTTCCTAAAGGATAGACCGTCAGGCACAATCGCTCGCCCGAACGTGTCACGGTTAGTCGCTAGGTCGCCTACAGGTTGGCCGATAGTAGGTACAAACAAACGACGAATGTAATCTGATATAGGAATGTTGTTACTAAAAGGGTCGGCTTGTGCGGCACCAAAAGGGGATAGTTGCTGCATTAGATTCTTAGCGAAGCGTGCTGTAGCTTGGGCAATACTAGAGTCTCCAAACACAACATCGCCTAGTGCGTTACCCATCACATAGAACAAAGATGCCTCTTGGGGCATGGGTACGCCTACACTACCTTCTTTCATAATCACTTGACTGTCGCGCTTATAGTCAGGAATCTTGCTGTACATACTAAGGCCATCACGATCCCGCTCACTATTAGCGTACCCCAGCGCTGCTGTTATAAGGCCTAACACTGTAACACCTGCTAACGCAGCTTGAGTACGTGGGTTCGAATCAGGCCCGTAAGCCTTCTCCATGTAGTTCCGTGTGCCTTGAACTTTCGCATTGACAAACATATAGAATGGCCCGGCAACTCTCGTGAACTCGCTTTTCTCCTCGAAGTTAACCGTTGTAGTCTTGGCTTGATATGCCGCTTCCCGCTCAGTTAACCCTGACGCCTTAGCGGCATTGTAAATTGACAAACGTGTCGTTGTCTCTAGCGCATTTGAGAACGCCGTAAGCACTTGTCCAATTTTACTATTAGCTGGATCAGCCACCCCTGCTTTAATCTTACCTGACAGAGTTGGAGCTAAGTCTTGAGACACACTACGCAAGGTTTCGTCCACGCCAATGTAAGTGCGTTGTGATATGAATGCCCCGGCATCTTGGGCTTCTTTATAGTCCGCGCTAACAGGTTGGCCCACGACTTCTGCGAACACATTGTAAAACGCTTTATATGCCGAACTAGGGATAGCAGCGGCATAGTTAGCGTAACTGATCCGAGGGTCTAACATGCTAGCCGCACTACCTTGGTCGCGCATAAAGTTAAACACCGCGAACCCCGGATTAACTGAGGTTCGTAGTAAAGATGCAATGCGCGTAAAGTAACCAACAGCCCCGAATACCACAGCTTGTAACTCGGGAGTATCTTTGATGATCGGGTCTAAAGCTTGCTTAAGCACTGGATCATTAACCCGCATTCTATAAAACTTCTCTCCCACCCAAGCCCCGATAGAGTCTCGATCCATCGTAAGGTTTATGATGCCCTCGGTTATCTCACCTGTCACTGGGTTGCGCTTTAGGTCTATAACAGGTTCAACATCGAATAAAGGTTTAGTAGTCCCTGCAATTTGCACATCGTTCTGGACAGCCGCAATTAACACCAGTTGCTTTTGCTTATTATTCTCGTTGCTATACGCAGTCATGGCGGCTTGAGCGTAGATGCGCTCTAAAGGCCGGTCTGCGCTAAAGTTTTTACCCAACGAACGCTTCATTAAGGCTAGTTGTGTACCGTCGCCTTCATCTAGTTGCAAGGGGATATAAAATCCATTAGGCATGTAGCGGTTAGGGAACGCGTTGTCTAGTGCCCGTAACCGTAGTGGTGACATATTGTTCTTGGCCGCTAGTCGTGAAGCTAATGTTGCCTTAGTTGCGGCACGAATATCTTGTGCCATACTAATCATGTCAGCGAAGTAATCGGGTGTAGTTTGACGCGCCCCTAACAAGTAGGCATCAGCGTCGGCCTCTACCTTGACCAACCTAGCTCGCTCTCTCGCATAGTCCTTCATTGTCGGGTCGTATTCACGTAGCTTTTGGGGCGCACGACCAAGGGCTTGAAGTTGCTCTAAAAACTTTTCGACCTCGGCTAAGTCTTTACCGTGCTTGGTCTGCATCAAGCGCACTCCACTAGCAATGCCATCCCAGTGCTTCGTAGTCCATTCACGAATAGCGGCTTCGGCTTGCGAGCGCTTAAGTACGTTCTGTAGTCGAAGGTTAGCGACGTCAGGTATCGAGGCACCTTGCGCGAGTAGTTGCTTCTCTAGTTGTTTAGCGAAGTTTTGGATAGGATGGTTCTGCCCAAAAACATAGGTGTAGTTTTCGTCAGAAGGCTTAACTTTTATTGGTGCAGCACCAGCGACTTTATTAGCCCTCTTATCTACTACTGAATCGTTAGGGCTAACCATTAGTGCCTCGGCCACTTGCCGTACTCGATCCAACATTGTCCCAAGTCCAAGTAACCGTATGACTGCATTAACAAACCGATCCCACGCGCTGTCTTTAGTTTGCCCCGGACGTAACTGGTACAGTAGCGCTTGAAATTTAGGGTTAGATAGAGCTTCGGCTACAAACTCATCAAGGTCAGTAAAGGCGTAAGGCCCATCACCGATGATGGCTTTGCTAGTCTCGAATAACTCAGTCAGTTCCGCTACAGCTTTGCGTTGCTCTGGTGTTATCGGGCGATTGATAGTTTGAAGGGTTGCCGCATGAACACCTTCGTGTAATAGCGTCATCTCGTTTAAGCCAAGCGTCGGGTCTAGTTCGAGTAGCTTTCGTGCGTTGTCAAACCGCCCAGCAACAGCGGCGCTTGAATCATCTTTAGCCTTAATACGCCCTAGCTTAACCTTGATGTTATCTAGCCCAAGGTTAAACAGTTTCTTAGCAGTAGCACGAACTACGGGGGTAGACCCACTTAAGTAAAGCCCCCATAACGCGCCTTGAATGTTGTCATCGCGTAGTGCTTTGACTACGTTAGGGCTTAGTGCTTGATCCTCTAAGGCGTCCTGCACCTGCTGCGTTGTGTAGGGTGTTGTGTCGGACTGTGTGAATAACGCCTCAACTTCGTCAAGGGCTTCGGTAGAAGGCTGCGTTGCAAGGCTATAAGCTTGTTTAGCAACTCGGGCTAACGCTTTGGCTTTGATGTACTTCTCACGATCAACTATAGGCTCTCCGTACCCACTGTCGATGGCATCGTAAATGTGTTTAGCGATAGCTTCAATCTCAGCGCCGGGGATGCCAGCAAGTGTATCGAACAAGCGCTGTGCATCAGCCTCAGTGATCGTTACAGTCTGGTTACTCGAAGGCTTAGTGAAGCCAGTCGGGTTAGGATCGACTGTAGGCACTGGTGCCACTACTGGTGCCGCTTTGAGTACCTTACGTTTGCTAGGCTTAGTCGAGGCTTGAGGCACTAATACCTGTGCAGGGTTAACACTGACTGGCGGCGTAGGCGCAGCACTCCGCACTGGCCTGAGCACTTTACGCTTTGTGCTTTGACTAGGGGGCACTTGTGGATTTGGCGCTACAGGCGCTTGCGCGGCAAAGGCTGCATTGGCATCGGCTATACCCTGCTTACTCGCTAACCCCGGCACCACAATCGTATAAGCACTTCCGGGCAGCACTAAATCTGCGACCGCAAGGCGTACAGTACCCCCCATTGCGCGAATGTCATCTTCACTAGCAGAAGGGAACACGTCCTTACTCAGCCATGTCACTAGGTCTTGGTCGATAGGCGACAGCCGTTTACCTTCGGCAACAATAAACAAAGCCTTATCTACATCATTAGCGAACACAACCGAGCGCTTCTTACCCTCTAGCACTGTTGTCGGGTTACCGCGTTTAATCTCATCAGGAATCGTAGGCAACGTATCATACGATTCAGGTGTGTTGCCTGCTTTGGCTTTTAGCGCTTGCATTGCCGCTAGAATTGGTGCGGCGTCTATCTTGTCTCCGGGTTTTTGCCCTGCGTTCCAGTCCTTTATAGACTGTAGGGCATTCTCTAACTGAAACGCGTTCATCTTAGCGTATTCAGTCCCGTATGGGTTAGCCTCTGCATCTGGCGCTTTAGGTATAACTGCTTCGTTCGCTAAGACCTCAAGCTCCGTAGCTGCTCCGGTGCCATCTTCTGTAGGTTCTTGCGGTATTAATAACTGGTCGATAATCTCTTTACGTCGTGTCGCCTGTTCTTGTGCAACCTCATCTGTATCAGCGGCTTCGTTATCGAACGTATCAGGGTCACGCGCTTTACCCCCAGTAAGGCCCGGTACATCACGGTCTAGCACCTCATCGACTTGAGCTTGTTGCACGGGCTTTAGTATCTTACGTTTACTCACCGCCCCTAGTGCCCCACCTGTAGCAAACCCGAGTAGCCCACCTAGTGCAGCATCAGCCGCTACACCGTCCCATGCTTGAGGGTTATTTGGGAACACTTGCTTGGAGCCTACGTTAGACCATAGCGCCTCGTTAGCCGATTGCAAGTATTCTTCAACAGCCTCCTTACTTGCATTGGTGACGATAGCGGGTATTAGCTTTTGTGGAACACCTTGGCTAGCAAGCTTGCTTGTAAATAAGCTTGCCTCAACCGGTGAGAACTTTCCTAACACGGCTGTGATGAGTCCGGCGGGTAAGGCTGTAGCCTCCCATGCTAATTTCTCACCGTCAGAAAGGTCTGTTTCATCCAAAGCGCTCTTAACTGTAGCACCTACTGTGCCCGCCGCTAGTGCCCCCTCACTGTACAACGCCCAACGTGTAGCCGCTGTAGCTGCTGCTTGTTCCGCCGCTTCGCGAGACAGCCCTGCTTTAAGTGCTTTATCTAAAACAACTTGTCCCGCCTTGGCCGACGTCCCCACTGGTACGCCTATACTGACCATACTTTGGATCAGCATATCAGCCAACACAACAGGATCACTTATCGCGTTATCAAGCGCTTTAAGCGCTCCTTGCTTATTAGCATCTTCTTGGCGTTGTTTGCGAGCCTTTAAGTTATCCGACCCAAACGCATCTATCGAAGCTTGATTTTCTGTTAACCACTCGCGCCGGGTCTTATCCCACGACTCAGGGGATACAATCTCTGCAAACCAATTAGCCGCTTTCAGAATTGAGTTACCCCCCGACGCTAACGCTGTCAGTGGATCGGTTACAAGTGCTTCGGTGTTACTGCGTACAGGAAGTTGCGAGTCTCGTAGACGTGGACGTGCCATTGACTTCTTGAACTCTGCGACCCCTTGCTGAATCTCTTTCTCGTTATAACCAAGCGATAGCATGTAACTCGGTAGCACTGTATCAGCGTAGTCGTCGTATACACGGGACTCGGTTTCTTTATCAGCGGCCCGCAACTTAATGTAGTCCTCGTAAGACACAACCTCTTGCGGCTCACTTGTTATAGGGGCTACTACCGGGGCTGCTGCATTAGGTCGTCCACCGCTACCAAACGCACCTTGTCTGCGCGGGTACTGCCCTACAGCAAAGGGGTCGTAGTCTACTGCGAATGGATCATTGTTTGGGTTGCCGTACTCATCCATTGAAAACCTTATTAATTATGCTATCAATATCGCCATCAGCAAGAACAAGGCCATTGTCCTCGCCTAAAGCGACGTCTAAGTTCACATTAAGCTGCTCGTCTACGAAGTCCCCTAGCGAACTGATTTGTTGATTCGATGTGAAAGCGTTTGGTACTGGCGCTAAAGGAACTTCTCCGAATAAACTATCCATCGACTGCGAAGGTGTAAGCCGTCCTGCATTAGCCGCTACAGCCGTCGGTTGCCCCACGAAAGGCAACGCTGCTTTAACGTACTTACGGGTCTCATCATTGCCCGGATCGCCTGTAGCAATGTACTTCCTAGCGGCCTTTGGCCCACCGTTATACTCAGCCAGTGCCGCGCCAACATTACCTTGGTAGGTATCAAGCGCCCAACGCATATACTTGGCCGCTGCACGCGACGCCTCATAAGGGTCAAGGGGTGACGCCCCCGGTGACGCGTATGCCTTGAACGTCGTATCCATAAACTGATAGACACCTTTAGCCCCGGCTGAGCTAACTTGATTATTATTACTGCGCTCACCCTTAGCCCTAATCGCATAGAGCATACCGGTCGGTAGTCCGTATTCAACCTCAAGCGCGGGTTCTAGCTGTGCAAATAATGGGTCGTTAAAGCGAAGCGTGGTGTAGTCAACGGCCATTTAATTCGACCCATCGTCTAAGAACAAGCCATCACTCGGGTATGGGCTAGTTGGTGTTGGTTGGCGTACTGGGGCACTTTGCTGACTAGGCTTACCAGTTACCGGCGTAACTATCCGGCGCTTAATAAAATCTTGTGGTGATAACCGTGCAGGTGCCGAAGCTACACCGGTTAACTGAGTAACATCTATACCCCTAACTATTAACTGCTGTAGCACTAACTGCTGCGCTTCTTCCAATGTCTTGCCCTGTTTGACATAAGCATCTACAAAGCGCGGGATGTTCCCTATAAGCGCAACTGATTGAGCTTGAGTCATCGGCTTAACGCCGGTGGCTGAATTAGCCCTAGGACGAGGTGCCCCCGGAAACACACCTGCCGCTGTTGCTTGGTTGGCTAAGTCTTGTTGCTTAGTCTTTGTCGCTAGGCCCAATAACTTTGTGTTTCCCGTTAAAGCTTCATAGTTACGAATCGCCCAGTCTGGTAGCTCTACAACGTCGTAGTTCCCTTCAGCGTCAGGTTCCCCTGTAAACCCATATAGCTGTCCGTCCTCACCGCGTGTCACTGTAGCTACGTTCTCGTAGCCCGGTATGCGCCGCAAGTTAGCGGCTACTGATTGTTCGGCAGCGGTAATTACTTTAGCTTGGTTTTGACGAGGCTCCGCTTTATCAAGCATCCCTCGACTCGCAAAGTAATCACTAATTGCTGTGTTAAATTCAGCCGTACCTACACCGCCTGTAGCACGCGCTATGTCCGCAATGTGTTGCTTAGTTACTGGATCGTACTGGTCATAGCTTGCATCGGCCTTAGCCGTTGCTAGGCGACGTTGGGCCTTTTGCTGTTCGATAGCCATTAGGTCAGCCCCAGCTTGAGCATTAAACATATCAGCCTCTACGTTTGCATCGTAAACGCGTTGACGTTGCTGCGTAGCAATGCCTGACTGCTGTGTCTTGTCTAGGTTTCGGTAAACCTCTTGGGCTGCATTAGTTGCATCGAATACGCCAAGGCCAATATCGCTTAATACATCAAGTACGCCCATGTTAACCCCCAAACGGTTCTAAGCCGTAGTCGATAGATTGATCGTAAACAGGCTCTGGGAAGCTTGCTGGTTCCATAACTTGCGGGTACAGTCCTAAGTCGTCTTGCGGTTGCCCGAAAGGCATAGGGTACGTCCCTTGCTCTGTAATAGGGGGTGTCATAGCGGGCACTGGATTCCCAAAAATATCCCGAATGTAAGGTAGAACGCCACCACGAATAATCTGGTTGTACTTATCTTGCCCAAAAATTAATGGTGCGAGTCGTGCAATACCTGCCGCACGGCTAGCCCCTCGGCTACCTTGCGGGGCACGCCCACTAGGGTAGCCGCCGTACCGAGTCTGTGCGTCAACATCCATACGCATCCGGTTAGTCGCGTTAGCGAAAGTCTGAGCACGCCCTAGTGCTAGCTTATTAGCTGCATTAGCTGCTTGCGGTAAGCTGTATCGCGATAAGGTTCGTTGGAGCGCTTCATCAGCACTAAGGAACGCCCGGCTAGTATCGGCGGCTAGTACCCGCTGGTCGTCAGTTAAATATTGATCTTGGTTTAACCCAAACAAATCAGCCATGTCTAAAACCTTATTCGTTAACCCGCGTCGCCATCGCCGTCAGAGCCATCGCCGTCAGCGCTGTCCCCAAGACCAAAGCCTTCACTAAACCCAAAACTTTCCGACTCTGCATTAGCAGCCAGCCCAAGACTATCCGAGTTAGTAGCATCTGCCATAGCATCCGCAATAGCCTCGTTTGTCGATATTTCCCCTAGCAATCCCGCAATCGAATCCTGTTGTGTATTAGTAGTGGTTAACCCTAGTTGCCCAAGGAACCCATCAATTGCGTTAGCTACTACGTTGTTCCCTGTTACAGCCGATATAGCTGCATTAGCTAGGCCGAACGCTGGATTAGCGATACCTAGCACCGAGGCTCCAACTTGCCCGAGGCTAGGCGTATTGCCCTGCACCGCATTACCGAGAAACCCACCGACTACACCTCCTACTGGCCCACCGAAAACGCTACCTAGTGCTGATCCGATAGTACCCGCACTAACGGTTCCGGGGTTGCCCCCAATCGCGTTACCGAGCGCTGAACCCACAACACTCCCCACCGGCCCACCGAACTGCCCACCTAATGACGCCCCGATGCTTCCAGCCTGTGAGTTAGACCCAAGGCTAAACCCGCCTAAGCCTCCGAAACCACCAAAGCTACCTAGCCCGCCGAAGCTACCTAGCCCACCAGCACCCGCTAGCCCTTGGCTAGAAGGGCCAGAAAAGTCATCCTCGAAGAATAAATTAGAATCGGGCATTGATTTGGTTAGCTTGGTCTTGCGTGATTATACCTAATTCAAGCAGCATACCTAGCGTTACATATCGGTCGTTGCCCCGACCACGAACCCCTTGGGCTACCTCTACGTGCTCCTTAAGCGCTGTGTTAAACGCGTGCATCGTTCGGTCTTGCGTAGGGGGTACTTGAGGCACGCCGGGCTTGCGGTTGCGCGTTGCGGTCATTGAGCTTTGCCCTCACTAAGTTCTTCCATGCTAGTCGCTAAGTGTATTTCTTGGACATCCCGTGTGCCTTGCACTTGCACGTACCAAGGTTCAGTAAACCTAAACCCCCTCGGTAACCGGAATGGACGGCTTGTCTCAATAACACGGCTGTACTTTAACTCGCCGCCTATAAACAAAGAAAACTCAAGCGTTCTTGATAAGTCTGGTGCCCGGCCCTTGACCGTCCCTACAACTACTTTCCCCGCAGCAAACGAAGTCATAAACGGCATAACAAAAGCTTTACTGACCCAGTTAAACGGTAAGTACCCTTCGCCTGAATCCCACTCGAACAACGCATTCTTACCGGCCACCCTAGTCGTAAAGAAAAAATTACGTCCGGGGTTAGCATAGGTTGCCGTCGCGTATAAAGTCAGAGTCGATAACTTATCGCGTTGCTCAACCCCTGTGGCCCGGTCATTAAAATCGAACACAATACCCGCCCCCGCCGGGTCAATCGGTAAGTCGTCTTGACCCGGTTCGGTTTCATAGAAGCCAACGTACTTGCCATCGTAGAGGCAAGCGTGCATAGTAGACGGCACGTATTGTTGCCACTCTTGTCTAGTCAGCACGTCCCGCGTAATGACTTGCACACCGCCATAGCCCACCCACACAAGCCCATCGTTACTAGCAAAGATTACACCACGATCCGCCGAGACCATAGACCTCTTAGACACACAAGGGTAAGGGTCGGGCAAGCGCTCGACAGTTAAGTTCCTAGGGTCAACACCTGTCACTAAGTAGATGTAACCCGTAGTGGTAACTACGATTGTGTTACCAAAGATGCCGAGTGCTACAACAGGGTAGTCAAAAACTTTGACGTAACTTGGCGGGTACGCATGAGGTTGGTAAGCCTCCGATACAAACAACTCATTACCCGCAAACCCCACTAAGAATCCGTTAGGGTGCGCCGTCAAACCAATCATGTTAACCGGCGGGGCTAACCAATCCTCAGACACTAAGCCAGCGTCAGGGCTTAAGTCAACGTCTAGCTTTGTATCATTGTAGCTAGTCTGCGTTATAGGGAACTCTGCAACTAGCAAGGACGCTGTGCTATTACTACCCGTAACGGTTCGGTACAACCTAATCCGATTAACCGGTGCCGCCGCTCCAACGAACCCAGACACAGTAACTTCTTGCCCATCCAAAACATTAAGCCCAAGGGACACAAGCGATGGTGCGCTTTCCTCGTCTATATCAGTGACGTAGGTGTACACGTAATAACGAAGCAAGGGCAAGCCTGAAC